AATTGCACCTAAATCTTGAACATTCTCTCCGTATACAGTGAATTCTGCTGCTGCATTGGTATCTATTCCATTTTTTAAGACAATCTTTGCACCACTGGATCCAGCTTTCATCACTTTAACAGCAACTACAACTCCATGTGATCCTTTGATTAATCCATCAGCGTTGATATTTGCAACATTATGGTTTAGTTCTACCATGGATATTCTTAATGTGTGTCATATATAAACTTTAAGACTAAAAAGAAAAAAAATTGGCTTTTTGGACTCTAGTAGCCTATGACTAGAAACTCAAATATCTTGTTTGCGATAGTTGTAGTGTTTGCTAATTCTACGAAAACAGCCCCTGCTGAGCCACCAACTGTATAGAGTTTAATCTTTTCGTTGGTTTTGTCATATTCTACCTTGTATGTTGAATCCGTAAACTCTGGAATCACTGCAACTAGTGTAGATATTCTCTGCTCTTTCAAGTCAGCTGCCACTCCGTTGGTCGCATATGCATCAGAGCCACCTGCTGTGACCTTGACTTTATACACTCGCAACTTTGATGTCAAAGCTGCTTGCCATGAGAGTGTTTTTCTCACGTTAGCGTTTGTCCAATCTGATGTACTGATTGTAACTGCCATTACAAAATTGTAGGGGCACACATATATAAAGTTTAAAAAAAAAAGAAAAAGGTATTTTTTTCTAGAGTTTGATATCTCTGATTTTGCCTTGTGATTTGAAGTGTCTGCACACAGTCTCTCCCATTGTCCTGAACACACCTTTCTCAACGAATGCGTTGTTCACGAATGGATAGCCTGGTGATCTTCTTGTTGCTTCATAGTATTCTGTTGGAATTGCGATTTGGATTCCGATTCTTGGGTAACCATAACCTTCAGCGTCTGATGTGTCCAATGCGAATAATCTTCCGATTTCTGAAGAATCTCCAGAGTCGCTTGGTGCATCCTTGCTTGGGATGAATGGTATTCCATAAATGGAGTCTACGTGGATTCCGACACCTGTTCCTTTGAATGTTTGAATTCCGTTTACATCAACTTGTACTAAGCTTTCACCGTATGGATTTGGAATACGGACTGAAGGCATGTATAAGCCTTGTATCTCAGAATAAACTTCGTGAGAACCGAGGAATACGTTTGGATCTTTACCTGCTGCAATACGTATCTTTCGTAAGAAAGTTCGTAGTGTATCATCGGTAAGTACGCCATTGGTACCTATTGTACCTGAAGCTGATTCCACAGTTGAGTCGAAGTCAGTGCCACTATCTCTGTCGATAGTTGCGTTTGCAGCCCATGGATCATAATAACCAGTTGTACTTGCTCCTAGAGCATCTTCCTCTGCACCACTTGACACAATTCGGTCTAGTGATTCAAAGTCTGCTGTACCTGCGTTAGTACCTGATCCTGTAACTGTTCCTTCAACGTCTGCCAATAACATTCTGTTTAGGAATTCTTTGTGTTGTACTGCCATATACAATCGGAGTGAACCAAGTCCTCCCCAAATGTCGTCTTTGCTGTGTGTTGCCAACCATTCCATTACTTCTGATGCACTGAAAGGCAGCTGTGCTGTCTTTGGTCGAACATCAATTTCTTGTAGTGTTGGTTTTACTGTCTCAGCAATGTTACCACCCTCTGCTGTACCACCTAGAACAGTGTTGCTCTGGTTAGTATTTAGAGTTGGTTTGGAAGTAATAACCCTCCATCCAGACTTATCCCATGGATACTTTGGTAAAATACCAAATGCATTTGCTTCAAGGTTGAGTTGAGCCCATGCGTATGCTCCGAAGATTGCGTTGAATGTACCAGTTGTACTTGTAGTAACTGGGGCATCTGCTTTTCTAAGGAGGTTTCTGTTGTAACCATAGTAGAGTGCTTCGAGTTCATCAATGGTTTTAATTTGAACCATTTTAGAAACCTCTTACCTCTTCGTCCGAAGGTGTGTAATATTTTCCTGCCAGAATATTTTGTGCAACTTTACTTAAACCCTCGTAACCTTGTGTACGTGCATCTTTCAAAATTGGTGAAAAGTCCTGTGAGGATTTTTCAACAGTCTCTAATGCTGCACCTGGTCTTGGAGTTTCTGTGGTAAAGGTGTGAGAAGATTTCTCAACTAGCTGTGATTTCTCTGATGCTCTTAGCTTACCCTGATCGGTTTGAGGTTTGTCCTCACCAGATCTATCAGAATCTAATCCTGATTGATCCCCTTGTGGATAAGGTTTTTCAGGCACTTTGACATCTGCACCAACGTCTTCGCCTCCAGAACCTTGTGGTTTCAAAGGAAGGTCGGTTGGTTTCTCTAAAGCTTTTAATCTGCTATCAATTGATTTGACAGCATCACTAACGCCAGTTTGACCTGTTGCTAATGATTTGATCTGCTCTACGAGAGAATCAATGCTTGTTTTGATTGCGTCAACTGACTTGTCTTTAGAATCCTCTTCCTCGACATGTTCTGTCTTGGATTTCTCTTCTACTTCCTCATCAATTGATTTGTCTTCAATATCTTTGGCTTCTATATTGTCTTTGTCTGCCATGTTATTATTAGTATTTAAATTTTTGGGGTTTATATATTTTACCTTTTTACCCTCTTCTACCTCTTCTGTGATCTGTGCTATAGGTTCACTGCCTTGTTGGGCTGTATTATACCCACCAAGTCCTCTAACTCCCATTCCTCTAGAGTTATCTAAACCATCTTTTCTCTTATCTTCTGTCTCTTTTGGCTGTGGATGACCTGTTCCAACCCACTCTTCTTTCATTTTTCTACCAGAACTCGCATCTTCGTTAACATCTTGATTATTCATACTATGATTAGTTCCATCTGTTTCTGCATCTGAAACACCTTCTTTTCCACCATCACCTGCTCCAGAGTCATCTTTTACAAATGATCCTACTATCTTTTCAGCCTGTTCTTTTGTTTTTCCATCTGCTATTAATTTTTGAACTTTACCTGAAAATGTATCCTCTTCTGATAGATTAGCGTCTTTATGAACAACACATCCAAAATTATCACATTTAATCAACATTTTACCATTACCTAATTCTTCACCCTTTGTGATTGATTTTGCCAATGGATTATAATCCGTAATTAATGCTAATGGAACTGCTGGATCTTCACACACTGCTACCTCATAATGCTCTAAATCCTTTAAGGCATATGCAACTGAACCATCTTTCATTGTAATTGGCTCTCTATCAGACCGTGTTGCCCCACCAAATGATAATCCCTTATACTCACCAGATTTAATCTTCTCCCAGATATCATCGTCTAAATCATAATTTTTGTGGATTTTTCCTGTTATTTTGATAGCAGGTATACTTCTTCCATCACTTTCAATTTCTAACCTTGCAAAGTTAATACCTTTTCCTACTATACGATTACTATGAGTATCACTGATCGGTGCTCCTCTATCCATCCATACTGGTAAAACCTTCATTAATTCATCTGTTATTGTTATTTCTCCCTGTTTATCCTTCATTTGAACTGTGAGTATTCCCTCAAAATATCTTTCATCTGAGTTTACTGCTTCTAAACTTTTGGTTAGGGTATCCCTAAAAAACAGTCCTTCCATCATTTATATTGAATTAGTCTTTGTTTATAAAGTTTATCAAAAAAAGAAAGGTAGGGTGGAAAAATAATACCTACTTAGTCCTTTTTAGCCTTTGTTATAGCAAAGTCAGCAGCAAAACCAGTTGTTAAGCCTATTAAGGCTAAACCGATTGTGCCAATACCTTCTGTCGCAAGAGTTTGTGCTATTGCGATTGCAGCGAAGGACGAGATGATGAGAGCACCTGCGAGTTTCTTTGCAGAGTAAGTCTCCTCACTGTGTAAGTATCCTCTTAGAGTGTTCAATCCTGCTCCTATTACTGCTGCTACAACAGTTATTAGTACTGGATCGACCATGGTGAGACCTCAGAAAAGGAGAATATAAAGTTTATTCAAATGTTAGGCATGTGTTACATATACGCTTACTAAATTCACGTAACCACTCACATCTTGGTTTCTTAGTTTCTTTTGGATTTACCATTTTGTTTACCCCATTCAGCAGCTTCTTTTGATATTGAGAGACCAGTAACGAAACATGCAGATATTGCTGCTATTAATATCGACATCTCAAATGTTAATCCTACATTATAAATAGATTCAGCCACATTACCACCAACTAATGGTGAGAAAAATGAAACTCCAAAATTACCTGTAACTTTGGCTATACCCTTCTTTATCGTAATATCCATATAAATTGTTAATATCTCTAGTATATAATTATTTTATCGGTCTTAGAATCTTTTCAGATATCAACTTCATAAGTATTAATGGATCATTCATTATTACCTCTACAAATAAGACATCTCCCCCTGCCTGACCTGAATATCTACCACAACCATAACATATGAACACAGTATGTGTTCCATCAGTATATCCATACATTTTCTTCTTACATGAACAAATATTGTCATCATCCATAAAATTTCATGGAATCGTTTATTAATAAGTATTTTTATAGATTTATATGGCAACATCATTTCATGTTTATGATAATATGGAAACATTCAAGAAAAGATATGGTGAGAACTTTAATTTGTTAGAATACACAACAAAGATAGTAGATTGTTTTGTCAAGGGTGAAAAACTTTATGTCATAACAAATACTAACTTAGAAAAAGAAAGACCACAATTATATAGAACTATTGTTCATTTTAGAAATGGTAGTGCAGATAAATTTCTAGAGGGAGATGAAAAACTTGTTTTACATAGAAAAATACATTATAATCCAAAAAATAATAATGTAGAGTTTTTTAGAAGATTTTTAAGGAAATCATTGTTAAAATTCTTTGTTGGAAGATTTCATGGTGATTTACCAAAAAAATGTACTGAAATAGATTGGTCAGAAAGATTTTATGATACAATAAACGATAGGATAAATTTGGTGTTAAAAAATGAATCTTGACTTTCTTTCGTTAAAATCATTAACAGATACTAATAAAAAACTTGATCAGGTGGTTGATAAGCTAGATACAATACAAAAATTACTGGAATTACTACTTACACCACCAGATCTTCTTGAATATAATAAATGGAAGTTAGAAAAGAGAAAAGGACTCTAACGTTTATTCTGAGAACCATCTGACATTAATTTCATCCAATCCTTGCCTAATTTCTTTCTCATCTTAATCCAAAATGGATCTGCCTTAAACATTCCACCTTTTTTGTTATATTCCTTAGTAACATTCGCTATACGTCTGTGACAACTTCTACAGAACCTACCATTGATTTGTTCTATGTTAAATTTATAATAACCACAGAAAAAACATAACCCATACATTTTTTGACTTACTGTAGCAAGTAGTGGCTCTCTACCACGCTTTCCAGCACATTCAGCACATATATCTGCTATTGTGGCTGATGTTGCATCAGTTTTAAGACAGTTTAGACATACTGCTTCCTTATAGTTGTTAACCTTGGTATACTCATTACTTTGATGTTTATCCCAAAGTTTCTTACCATAATCAGTACCCCCTGTGTCTACAGGTAATTCTGTTGGCATACTAATAATTTGCTAGGTGTAATTTCTTAAGTGCGTTCTGTAATATTGTATATGCGTTAGTACATGCATATGCAGTAGTACATACTTTAGGAATTAACTTAACAACCTCCTCTGCTGTTTCAAGAACTGAATCATAACGTTCTGGTTTCTTAACTTCCTTCTTATAAACCTTTACCTTTTCTTCAGTTGGCTTGATAACTTCTTTTTGAGAAGTTTCCTTAGTTTTTGTCTTCTTCTTCCTCTTGAATACCATCTTCCCACCTCCTTGTTTCTGCTAATTCATTTTTGACTATCTCTCTTGCTTGTCTTACTGTAAGACCTGCATACTTTCGTAATTCTTCTGTTGTTTTCTTTTTAGTCCAAGAATAGTCAACAGAGTCTTGTAATGTTGATTTTATTATCTCAAAGTTTGCTGGAGTTATTCCATCTGGGAATTTATCCTTCTCCAAGTCCATGACTGCCTTTGTTTGTGCAAATGGTTTCTTTTGAGGTGATCCTTGCATTAAGCCACCCTCTCTTGATGGTCTTACATGTTTTGGTTCTCCTTCAAACCTTTGCTGATCTTCCTTTGGTGCTGCTGTTTCTCTACCTCGTTGACCAGGCTTCATAGTGTTCTGACCTTGTCCTTCCATCATCTCTCTTATTCCTATTACTGGATCTTTTGATACCTTGAACTCACCAGTATGTGTTCTTGTAATCTCAAAGCCTAATGTTTGTAATGCCTTCATATTTTCAATCTCAACACCTTGTATTTGTAGGTCTCTAAGTTTGTCTGTCTCTTCACCAGTCTTTAATTTTAATTCCCAATCATCAACTCCAATCATTGCAACAATCTTTGAAAGGAATGACTGTAGTAGAATGTCTTGCCCCCATTTTACTGCCCTGTTTGTAATTGTAACTTGAAGACCTTCTTGTGACCAACCAGTAGGAAGTTCACCGAAGTATAGTGGTAGTACTCCATAGATTGCACCTATAATCATTCGTAGTTCTTTTCTTATTGCTGTAAATTCTAATTCCTTAAGTGAACCAGTAAAGTCAATCCACTGTGCCATATTCTTGCCACCCTTATCAGATTCTACCAAAAGTGGGTGGATCATGTAAGGATCTTCAGTTGCCTTCTGTTCTAATGCATCCCAAGACTTTCTAAATGTCTCATAGTTCCTTGATGCAATAACTAACATACCTCTTGGTGGTCTCATCTTGTCGAAGTACTTTCTAATATACTCGTCCATATGTGATAGTGCCATTACCTTAGACCATATTGCATAGATTGGAGAGAATCCATAAATTAATCCTGGTTTGTATTTTCCAGCCTTCCATATGATTTCACCTTCACCATAGACAACTCGTTTAGGTTGTGGTATACCTACACTATAAACAGAGTTAACTTCTGCTACTGCCTTTAGTGCTTTAGTTTCACATCTATCACAAACTCCTTGTGTAAGTCGTTTGTCACGATGTTCGAACCTTGGACACACATATACTGGGTTATGTTTATCATCAAAGCCAATTCTACCGTCAGAATCTGCGATCATCGCAACTTGAGGAGGATCTATTCTTAACAGTTCCTTTATCTCAGTCTTCTTTGGATCTATCTCTTTTGTAGTGTCATTAATATAATAATTTTTTAACACAAGTAAATACGCATTATCGGCAATTTCTAAATCTCGTTCTAACTGCCTTGATATGTCTTCTAACGTTTGCTCGTTACCATTCAGTGGAACGTTTAAGAGGTCTTCAACTGCCAAGCGATTTTCAGGGGAAGGTCTTAATAGTTTAGGTGAACCACAGTTATCACACTCCATTCCTGCTTCCACGATAGTAGCCTTGTTAGTTGCGTCAGAACCAATAGTTGGTGTCAATGAATCATTAGTCTCTCTTGGCTGATCATCTGGTGTATTGCCTTTGAGTGGCTTGTATTGAAATTCTTTGGCACAGTTTGAACATTTATATTTCCATTTTTCAACAATCTCGAAACCATTCTTGAATATCTCTCTATTCAATGTCTCAATTGGTATTCTAAGCGAGTCAACATTATCTGCCAACTCATAAATCATAATAAGTGGAAACGGAAATATAGGTAACTTAGCACCAGTGTCGGTGCTCATATAAGGTTGAGCAATACTAGGTCTCACCGTGGTGGAGGTGTATGACTTATTGATTTGCGTCAAATTCTTAAATATGGTCTTAAACGTGTCTCCGAATCCCATAAGTAATTCAAATTACTACTCTATATAAACTTTGTTAATGCATTGTAAAGAAAGTGTAACGTTTTTGACTAGTTGCAAGTGCAATCGCCATCATAGCAATCAACACACTTTGCTTCTATAGTGCATCTGTTTATACGGCTAGAGTCTACGCGAGGTAAAACCTCTTCTTCTCCTACTTCAATTTCATTCTCTTCAGACATTAGATAATATTAAATACGCCTCATATAAATAGATAGCGTGGAAGTAGTGTGAGTTTGCACATCCTAACGGAAAGACTGGTCTGACTAGCCAGCTTCCACAAAACATTATATAAACCCTAAATGCTTAAATATCATGAAAGACATTATTGGAAAGGGTGCTTCTTTCGTTTTGGACGCATTAAAATTTAATGAGGAATATAACTTTACTCCAGTAAAAGAAGAAGACCAGGAAATATTTTTTGGTTCAGTGGTTGGTTTAATCGAGGCAATGGGGGCTTTAATGCAAGAAGAGAACCCTCACTTCTACGGAAGAGTCGTAGACGCTCTTGAGAAGGTGGCATTGAAATAATGGTAGAACTGGATGCCGATGACTTTGGTAATATTATGGATTGGTTTGCTCTTGCCTACGGAAAGTTAGATCCGAAGAAGATTCCAGTTCCATCGAAACGGACATTCTGGAAGATTACATTCTTAGTTGAGGACTTTATCAAGGAAAACAAAGAAGAAGTGTAAAGATTTATATGTGGTATTATTTATTCACTCCCTATGGGAGATTCAGTGAAACGCACAAACGAGATAATCTCTGTGTTAACTCATGTGGAAGTATGGAAGGAAAAACTTTTAGAGGAATTGGATGCGATTAATGTGGGTAGTGTTTCATATAAATGTCCAGAATGTGAATTTACTTTTGATGGAACCATTGATAAGATTTATGTAATATTAAAACACCAGAGGAAACACCACTTTGATGGGAAATAAGCAACTAGGGAAGGTAATATGTGTTGCATGCACTGAAGCCTTTGCCGACCATAGCA